GAGATGGCCTGCTGCTGCGCCTCTGCGCCCTGCAACCCGAGCATCGCCTGCATCCCTTGCAGCGCGGGCTGGCCGGCCTGGACGTAGGGCTCCAGCAGCTTGCGCATCTCGTCGAACTGACGGCGCTGCTCCTCGATGCCGGCCTCGGCAGCTTGCGACTGCTGGCTTGCTGCCTTGCCCGCAGCGCGGGATTGAATCGCGCTGCTGGCTACAGCAGCGACGATTGGAACTGCTGGATTAGGCATCGCTGCCTCCTTCGAATTCGTTCATGTAGGCGTCGAACGTCTCGCCATACGTCTGCATCACGAACGGCGCGGCCTTCACCGCAGCCGCTGCCCCGTGGCAGATGCAGACCACCGAGAGCACGATGTCGTAGTACCCGGCGCGCCAGGCGTAGGCCATCGCTGACGGGTTCCCGGCACGCTCGGCTGCGTCTGCGCCCTGCCACTTGAGGATCGCCTGCGAGATGAGCGGCAGCAGGACGGCGCTGTGCTGCTGGAAGAACGGCGAGGCCGGCAGCGCGAAGAGCAGGTTCCAGATCGCCGCGTCGAGGTCTGCGCGCTCCACCTTGTCGCCATCGGCAACGTCGTCGAGCACCTGGATGCAGTCGTAGAGCGCGAGCAGCCACTCCACCGCCGGGGGCGGGAGCCGGAACACTTGCTCGAAATTCTGACGCAGCATGGCACCTCCCGGTGGCTGCTGGCGGCCGACAGACTCAGCGGATGCCATCATACCGCTCAAGTGATCTCGCGTCCAGACACCCGCAGCGTGAGCGAGGTGGCATTGCTGGCGATGGTCGATATGAACCCGCCAGGCGCGAGCACCTGGCCCACCAGTTCGGGGCACAGGTACGTCTCGTCGGGCTGCACGGTGCGGGTGTCGATGACGAGGTTGGAGTTCCCGGCAGACCCGCCGCTGGTGACGATGTTCACCGAGAACGTGCGCGACACGGTGTCCGTGTTCGTCACGGTGGCCTTGTCGATGATGGCCCGCACGTTCGTGGCGGTGTACTGCGTGGTTTGCGTGGCCTCCATCTGCTTAGGAGGCACGAGTACGGCTACGGTTACGGTCATGATTCGACGCCCCCGATGTTGTTTGCGACTGTGAGGATGATGGACGGAATGCCCGGATGCGGAGCCACGGCACCGGAGGCCAGCAACTGCACGCCGAGGTTGGTGACGCTGAACATGAGTTCGACGTAATCCCCGGCCTTCAGGTTGAAGAAGTAGTTGAGCGACAGGAACACCTCGGCGTTGTTGCCTTTCACGCGCGCCTGGCTCGCGGAGTTCGTGACATCCGCGCCGTTGAGCCGGAACCACAGGTAGAACGTTTCATCAGTGGCAACCGTCGAGTCCAGTTGGATGCTGGTCTGGAAGTTGTAAATGCCCTCGGTGTCCACCACGATGCGTGATGTCGGGCTGCCAAGCGTCACCCCACGCGACAGATCGGTCGTGTTGAACGTGATCGCGGTGGCCGTGTTGATCACGGTCGCCGTCTGCGTCGTGGTGTCGTAGAACGACCCGTAGCGACTGCGCTTGAACTCGCGCGGCGCGGGCGCAGTCTCCACGAAGTCCGCGATGTGCTTGAGCGCGAGCACCTGCTGCAGCGCCAGCGTGGCCTTGGCTTCGCACGCGGCCAGAGTCGCGGCCAGAGACTGCTCGGCCGACTGCACCTGATCCTGGGCCTGCACCGCAGCGGCCTGCGCCGTGCCAACCGACGCGCTGAGTTGGGCCACCACATCAGGGGCCAGCGGCTCGACCACGTTGAACAGGTTCTCGAAGGCGCGAATCTGCTCCTGATCCTTGAGGAACTGCGCCAGCTGCGAGCGGCTGAGACGAAGCGGAGGCGTCGTGGCCATCAGACGTTCAGCGGCTCAAGCCGCGCCTCCAGCCGCAGGAACGAGATGTGCGCGTCCGAGTCGCCTCGGAACCGCTGCATACGGATCGACTCCATGTTGCCCTGCTGGAACCACACCAGGCGCTTCCTCGTGTCGCCCGTGGCGCCGGCACCGATGAACCGATCCTGGCTCCAGCTCATGCCATCGGTCGAGTACGAGGTCGAGATCGTGGGGTTCGACCCGACAGTCACGCGCCCCGGCAGCGCCACGAGTTCCAGTTCGTGGAAGATCGCGCCCTTGGACTCGTTGTAGATGATGGGGCAGGCGAACTCCCAACGCGCCTTCTGGCCCCACTGCGTGCTTATCTTGCGGTCGAGGTAGCCCACGCGGGGCTCGCTCGGGTGGCCGACGATCCAGCGGTCGTAGCACCACACGACGTTGCGCACGGGGTACTGGGCGAAGCCCACCACGTCGCTGGTGAGCGTGAACCAGATGCGCTGGCTCAGAGCCTGGCTGGCCGTGTGGTCGTACACCAGCGTGCGGTCGGGCAGATGGACGTAGAGAAGCTGGTGCGCCCGGTCGAAGCGGGCCTCCAGCTTGACATCGGCCAGTTGCGCCTCGGTGTAGGTCTGCAGCAACAGATCAACGTCCTGCGTGGCCAGCGGCACGCTGCTGGAGTTCGCCCCCAAGTAGACGCTCGGGGCCTCGTTGCGACCGCTGCCGAGGAACGCGATGCCCTCGTCCCCGAACACGCAGCAGGAGAACGTGCCGATGGTGCCGCGCATGATCTGCGCGCCGTCGATCCGCTGGAAGGGGAACAGGCTGCCGCCAATGTTGTCGAACACCTCGATGGTGTGGCGGTTCAGCGCGTAGACCTCGTTGCGGGACTTGAGCAGCGCCACCACGGGGTCGGGATCGACCTCGCTGGAGCCGTACTTGAGCGGGTTGACCTGAGTCGGGTCGCTCAGTTCGGTGACCACCAGAAACTCGCCGTCCGTGGTCATGAAGTAGCCATCCACCCACACGACATCGAGCACCGTGCCGAGATCGGGGTCGGTGACTTGGATGAGGCCGAGGGTGGACGACCAGTAGAACAGGTTCCCACCGCTGGCGATGGCCAGGCGGTCAAACGAGTAGTCGAACGTGACGTAGCCCGTCCCGCCCACATCACCCAGCACGGTGATCGCGCCGCCTGCCGCCACGGTCACGAGCTTGGTGCCCATCACCCGGTAGCAGACGCCGTTCCACTCGATGCCGCCACGGTCTGCACCCGGAGCGCCGGCCGCCAGTTGCACCACGCCGTCGTGCGGGCGCAGGTACTCCTGGCTCACGCCGCTGCCCTTGGGGACGGGCATCATGTTCACCGGGAACGATACCCGCACATCCGGGCCGTTGTCCGAGTAGATGCCGGCTACGATTGGTATTGCCGGCATCAGCACTTCCAGGCTTTGAGGGCCAGCGCCTTGCGGGTCGGCTTGCCCTTGTCGTCCTTCATCGGCCCGGGCATGCCGCCCATCCGCGCGCAGAACGACTTGCGGCGGGCCGCGTCCTTCTCGGTCTTGGGGTTAGGCGCGGGCGGCTTCAGGTTCATGCCTTCGGCACGCGCAGAGGCGCGGCCCTTGGCGTTGAGGCCGCCCTTGGGGTTCTGCCCTTCTTTGCGCTGCCAGGCTGGGGTTTTAGCCATAAACGACGAATTCCGAACTTGTCGCCACGGTGATGGAGGTCTTGAGGTATTGGATCTTTCGGCTCATGTTGGTTTCATGTCTGCCTAGAACAGATCATTCCATACCGTCCCGTTGTAGCAACGCAGCTTGTTGGTTCCAGAATCGTAGTAAACGTCCCCCGCTTGTGCTCCACCTGGGGCAGACGCAAGAGGAACGAATCGCACTTGTCCGGTAGGCTTGACCTGTACACGCTCGGTAGGCGTCACATCCGTTCCGTTGGTTGCGGCTGCTGATGCATCCGCATAAAACGATATTGCCCCAGTAGTGACGCCCAGGCCAATAGCTGTCTTTGCCCAGGATGATCCGGTGCTGCTGGCGAATCCGCTGGCCGTCGCACTGCGCTTGTAGCCGTTGGCGATTACCGTCGCCGCGCTGCTCGTCTGCCGGAACAGGTTGGCGTAGGAGGCGCCGCTGCCCTCGGGGAATGTGAGATTCAGCAGGTTACCGACGCCAAGCCCATCGGCCCCGGTGTTTGCAGTGCCGACGAGCAGGTTTGTGCCGTCGTAGGTCAACGAGCTGCTGGTCGTCAGCACCTTGCTGGCGTTGAGATACGCCAGGCCATTTGCAAGGCCAAGCGGGAAAGTTGCCGCTCGCGGAAAGGTGTATGTGTCAGAAGCCCCAGGAGCGCGAATCCTCGGGGTCGTTGGGTCAAGCGCCAGAACTTCAAAGTCTGCCACGATGGTTCCTTAGATCGGGGTGTAGCTGGTGCCGTTGCTCGACAGCACGTTGTTGGGAACGCCATATGCGGCGTTGGTGCTTGACAACACTGCTGCGCTACAGACGTAGACAACGCCGGCGCTCGACGCGACCAAAAATGCAAACCCAGGAGCGCCAACGGCGATCCCGAAAAAGCGATTCTTGTTGCGCGAGCGCGTCAGAGGAAACATCAGTATCCCTCGCCCGCCATAATGTGGATAGAGCCGCCGCCACCGGGCGCGATGTACGCTACCGTGTTTTGATCCTGCGCCTTAGACACCACGATCTGCGTGTACGGCAGCACGGGGTAATCAGCGGTCGTAGCGGTCTGAGAACCCTCGCCGACGCGGATGTATGACAGCACGGTAGAGCTCAGGTTTGTGATCACCAGCGCCTTCGACCCGAGGCCAATGGTGCTGGACGCAGAAGCCGCGCCGGGGGAAACGATGACGCCTGAGCCGTATGCCGGATTGAATGCTGCTTGTACAGACATTGTTTACTCCGTTAGGAGATGCGATACCACGAGTTCGTGGGCTGATAGAACCGCATACGGAAATGGTCTTCCGCTGCCATCGTCGCCGGATCACCATAGGCCGCCGCCGCGCCGTTCAGCGCCAGCGTGAACCCGGTGATCTGCTGGGTGCTGGTGATCAGAATCTCGGTGCCATCTGGCGTGGAGGTGCTCAGGGGCAGCGTCACGGTGCCGGTGGCCAGCGTGCCGGCAGGCTGCAGCAGCGCCCACATCGACGCCGTGGCGGGTGTCGGCAGCGCGATGTTGAAGCCAGTCCCCGGCGTGTACAGGTTCACCGCCATCGTGGGCGAAGCGAACGACTGCTGGAAGTACGAAAGCAGCGTATTCAGGCTGGCCCTGCGGGCGTCGCCGTTGGCGGTGTTGTAGACCGCGAACTGGTCGCCGCTGGAGAGCTGCGAGACGACGGGGAGTTGATTGATTAGCGGCATGATGCGGCCTCAGTAGAGTTCGATGGGGCCGTCCGGGCCAGCCAGCACCGGATCGACCGGCCCCGGCATGAACGGCGTGTCGTAGCGCCACGGCTTCTGCCCTGCGCCCAGCGGCAGCGTGCGGGGGAACTGCTGCTCTGCAGGGAACGCGGCACGCGCCAGCAGGGTGTCGTAGCCGAGTTTGGCCGTCGTGCGCGTGTCGATCTGAACCTGCTTGCCGTACTGCGGCGCGAGCCGGATGGCCAGATTGGCCACGATGGCCTCGTTCGCGCTGTCGGGAACCTGCGTCTCGGTGTCTAGGTCGCTGTCCTGCGGGCTGCTCGGCAGAGGGTATCCCAGCCGAATGCCCTTGGCGTTCCAGGTCGCCATCATCGTGTCCAGCCGGCGCAGCGCAGTGTCGAGTTGCTGCGGCTGAAGGTCGAAGGTGTAGTTCGCCATGCCGAGTTCGGCAAAGGCTTCCTCCACGAATTGGCGCTTGGTGTAGCTCATGCCGGCCTCAGATGCCCGCCTCGCCAGGCTCGACGCGCAGGTTCGGGGTTCCGGCCGCAGCGATGTGCACCACAGTATCGGCGTCCTGCGCCTTCTGGATGATGATCGTCTGGTTCGGCCGCAGCATCAGATCTGCGGTCGTGGCCGTGCTGGTGCCTTGGCTCACGCGCACATGGATGGCGTTCGTTGCGTCGAGGTTCATCAGCCGCAGGCACTTGCTGCCCACACCGATGGTCGTGGCGGCAGAGGCAACCGATGTTGCGATGGTCTGGCCAGCGCCGTAACGCGGGGCGAAGGGTCCGTAGATCATGGTTCGGTCCTCAGATTGGGTCGTCGGTAGCGGGTTCGGCAGCCATTGCCGCGTTGATCTTTGCCAGCAGCGTCTCGTCGTTCCAGCGACGATCCACCTTGATGCCCAGCAGGCCAGCCTGTTGCAGCATCTCGGCCCGGGTCGGCGGGGCGTCGTCGGAGGGCTCCGGCTGCACCTCGGCGGCCGGCGCACTCACAGGCTCCAGCCCCAGCGCAGCCAGGTAAGACTCGCGCCAGCCCTCGGCGATGGCCTGCGTGAGTTCCTCGGGCGATACGCCCTTGCAGTCGTAGGTCGTGCCCGGAGGCCCCCAGTGCGGGCCGGGGCTGCGATAGACGGCGATCTGGTCGCTCATTTCTTGCCCTTCTTGGCAGTCTTTGCCGACTCACGGAACGCAGCGGCGGTCGGTGCGCCCTTCGCGCCAGGCTTGCGCATCTTCTCGCCGCTGCCGGCCTCGATGCGCTTGCGCTTGGCTGCGATGTTTGCGTACAGGCCGGGAGGCGTCTTCACTTCTTCGCCCTCGGCGCAGGCCCCTTGCTCGGCTTGCCGGCCTTCATGGCAGCCGTGCGCGCCGTGTTCAGCGCGATGGCCACGGCCTGCTTCTGCGGCTTGCCAGCCTTCATCTCCTTCGACACATTGGCCGAGATCGACTTCTGCGAGTAGCCCTTCTTCAACGGCATCTCAGTCTCCCGATGTAAAAACGCGGGCGGCAGCCTCAGACCACCGCCCGCGTCATGCCTCAACCCACCGATCAGGACGCGATGCGGTAGATCGTGTACGTCGCCGCAGCGGTCTTGCGCGCCCGGAACAGGCCCGAGTTCGATGCAGCCACGACCATGTTCCCGACCAGCGTGCAACCCGCCACGCCGCCGCCCACGGAGATCGTGAAGGCGTTCGCGCCGCCCGTGTTGATCACGGCGAAGTCAACCGAGTCGTTGATCGCCAGCGTGGTGCCAGCGTCCAGCACGGTGCCGGTCGGAGGCGTGGCCGTCACGGCAGCTGCCGTGGTCGAGGTCACGATGCCGCCGAGGATCATCGCTGCGGTCAGGTCACCAGTGGCGTTCAGCGCAATGGGATCGTTCTGGAGGTTCCAGTCGCCGTCGTTGCCGACATGCGGGCTGGTCCCCACCTCGTAGAACACCGGAAAATCTCCGGCCTCGACAACGACCGCACCCCCGTTGGCGAACGCCGACGAGGTGTAGGTCGTGTTGATGACGGTCTGCAGCAGGCTGTTCTGCGACGGGTAGTTCGGAAAGGCGAGAACCTGGGAAACCGTGGCGGTGCCCTGCGTCTGCACGACGATGCGCTGTCCCGCAGACAGAACAACGGTGGCGCTGCCTTGCGGCTGAATCGTTGAGTAGGACATGGTGGAAAGGCCCTTGTTCGGTTGCGATGCGGGCCGGTGTTACCCGGCCCGCGTGTCGTCAGGTCTGCGAGAACATCACGATACCGGACATTTCGGGCTGCTTGTTGACCACGCCGTACAGCGTGTCCAGCCGGTACTTCGTCTTCATCGTGTTGATGTCGTACTGCTTCGTCATGACCAGTTCGAGGCCCTGGTCCGTCGAGGCACGCATCACCGCCGCACCCGCATCGCTCGGCACCGCATAGCGGCCCGGGAGAATTTCGAGCGCGTCCTTTTGCCAGAACGGGTTCATGAAACCCGCCACGGTGTTGAGGAAGGTGATCGGAGCCGTTCCCGAGGTCGTCGGGATGGTGCAGTTCTGGTACTGCGCCTCGGCGTCGCTGCCGCCCTGGTTGGAGATGATGGGCGGGCTGATCACGAGGGTCGTCGCGCTGGGGACGCTGATGACGCGGAAGGACTTCAGCAGGCCAGTGCTCTGCTTCGTGATCAGGTGCACCTGGAACACGTTGCCGATGGTGAACGCATCGCCAGCCGCGACGTTCGTGGTGCTGGACACCGTGATCGTCTGGTAGCGGTTGTCCACGTTGGACACCTCGCCCGTGGCGGCCACGCTGGTCGCCTTCGGCACCCAGTAGTTGCTGGCCCCGACGAGCGTGCTCATCGTCAGGCCAGCGCCACCCGCTGCGGCGGTCTTGCGCAGACCGTAGTCGAGCTTGTAGGTGTCGAACGACGCCACGCGGCCCACGAACGCCCGACGCAGCGCGCTGTCGGAGATGTCGTTGCCGAAGCTGCGGGTGTTCTTGGCCAGATCGCTCGCCAT